TACAAAAAAAATAATTATTTTCTTGACAATTCTAAATATATTTTTGAATATTTTGAAAATAAAAAAAATATTAATAATGTTGAAGAAACCAATAAAATTATTACTTCTAAAAATCAATTACTTTTCAACATTTTTAAGGTGAAACAAGACGATCAAGATAAAGATAAAAATAATAATGAAAATAAGAATAAGAATTTAGTACAAAAGTATTTAACTAATGTTGATGAAAGTTTTTTAGATATTAATACATATGTTAGAGAAACCGACATTTGTCAAAACTGTTTTAAAGGAGAAATGATACCACTTGATGATGAGGGGGTCGTCATTTGTAATTTATGCGCTGTAAATATTCCATACCTTATTGAAAATGAAAAACCAAGTTATAAAGAACCACCTAAAGAAGTGTGTTTTTATGCTTATAAAAAAATTAATCATTTTAAGGAAATATTAGCACAATTCCAAGGTAAAGAAACTACACAGATCCCGGATGAGGTTGTTGAACAAATTCACCTACAAATTAAAAAAGAAAGAATTGGTATTGAACAACTAACACACTGCAAAACAAAAGAAATTCTTAAAAAATTAGGATTTAATAAATATTATGAACATATCGCATTTATTAAAAATAAATTGGGAATTAAACCTCCTGTATTTAGCCCCGAATTAGAAGACACTTTATGTAATTTATTTATGGAAATACAAGCGCCTTATGCTAAAACTTCGCCTGATTATAGAGTTAATTTTTTAAATTATTATTATGTTCTTTTTAAGTTTTGTGAACTTCTTGAAGAAACACCGTATTTAGATGATATTCCTTTATTAAAAGATCGTGAAAAACTTATTGAACAAGATGAAACGTGGAAAAAAATGTGTGTTGAACTCAATTGGGAATTTATTCCTACAGTTTAAAATTTTTATATAAACTAACAAATATTTTACAATACTTCTAATTTATTTCCATTTCGTTCAAAAATCCATATTTCATAATTATATCCTAAATTTATTGCAGAATGTTTCTTTTCGAAAACATTATTTTTTTCTTGATTTGTCCAAGTTGATTTTACTTCAATACATCTATTTTGTGATTTTATGTAAATATCAACAAAATGTCTTCTTAATTTTCCTGTTTTATCCGTATACCATATTTCAGGAACATCTTGTCTATTTGTTAGTATATCGTCTTCTAAAATGTTTTCCAAATTAATTAATTCATCGAACGCAAAATTTTCATAACCTTGGTAATTAATTATTTTACCTGATGGAAATGTATATTGTTTTATACAATAAGCCGAATTACACATTTTTTCAGCTATTTCGGCATTTTGTGAATGATGTGGAACGCCATATTTTAACATATTATTTTCTATCATTTTTTGTTTAACTTCTGGGTTTTTAAGAGCACCTTTATATCCATATTTTTTAAAAATTGTTTCTTGTGTTTTATTTTTAATATCAATATTTTGTTGTGGATTCTCAAAACCATATTTTATTTTATTAGTTTCTTTACCTTTATTTCTAACTATTTCAGATTGTAACACATATTCCGTACCATATTTTTCTAGATTTGTTTCTTTCATTTGTTGTTTAATACATTCCAATTGTGAAATATGTTCTACGCCGTATTTTTCCATATTTGTGTTTTTTAATTTTTCTTTAAATTCAGTTGTTTTCATAGGATTATCTACTCCATATTTAGTTAAATTGGTTTCAATTATTTTTGTTTTTCCATTTTCTTTTGAACAATCAAAACAATATCCATTTATTTTTATTAATTCTCTAAATGGTCTATTAAAATTATTATTACAATCGTCAGTTAAACATATTCCTTTAATAATAGTATCTCTATTTATATCTTGACTTGTATATTCATCATTTAATATTATATTATTTTCTTTACAAAATTCTATTAAATATGATAGATTGTATTTACATTTAAGTTTAAATTTTTGTTTACCATTTTCAATAGCACAAATTAAACAATATGGCCCTGTTTTTACAAGTTGTCTAAAATTTTTATTAAATATTTTATTACAAGTTTCTAATATTGATTTACAATTTCCTCTAATATAATAATCTCTATTTATTTTTATGTTTGTATAATCATCTAATAATTCTATATGATTATCTAAACAATATGCGATTAACGTTGTATTATTATATAACATAATACAGTTAAATAATAATTTGATTTTAATATATATTTCAATTTTATAATTAAATATTTAATAATATATTTAAAAATGATTTAAAGATTTGTTACCATATTATAGGTTAGAATCCCCCTGGAAATTTCGTAAGATTCAGTCCAATTCCTAGACCAGCTCCTGAGCGAGCAGAAACTCCCATTGAAGGAATATATGTGTCTAAAATAGCAAAGGTAGCAGCGGCGGTCAAAGCAAGTAACGCAATTTCTTCAAGATTTAGCGAACGTTTTGGAATAGCAAACGCAGCAATGGCAACCATAAGACCTTCAATTAAATACTTAACAATACGCTTAATAAGTTCAGAAACATCAAACATACCCATCATTATATTAATTAATGAGAAAAAAATATTAATTTATATAAATTAAAACTTAAAAGAAACTAATTACTAAATATTATAAATGAGTAAAAATACTAACAATAGTAAAAAAGGGTTTATAAGAAAGAATAAGAAAAATGGTACTCCTAATCCTAAATATGTTGATTTATTAGATGTTGATAAACCTATTGCTGGACAGGCATTTGGATGTTTTTCATTTATTTCTCCAGAAAAAATATTAAAACAACGTGAAATGTTTTATTTTGAAGAGTTTATTAAACAATGGGATATGAATAAATCTATGGAAAAGTTTCATCAATTCTTGAATTTTATTTCATTTAAGTATAAATTACAATTTGAAGAAGTTATAAAGGATTTTGAAACTTATATTAAAGAAGAGCGTGAAATCATCATAAAATCACAAATGGAAGATGATTATAAAACATATTTAGACCGTGAAGAGGAAAATCTCGAAAAAGAATTTAATGTTAAACATAATTTCCAAACATCTGTTAGAGGGTTTAAATCAAGAGGTAATTTTCCTACACAAGAAGAGGCTGAATTACGTTGTAAACTTGTAAGAGAACTTGATCCGGATTTTGATGTTTTTGTTGGTCCTGTTGGAACTTGGCTTCTTTGGGATCCTGAAGCTTATAAGACTGGGCGGGTTGAATATATGGAAGAAGAGTTAAATCAACTTGCAAGTGAAAAGAAGAAGAATGAACAAGTTGCTAAAACAACTTTCGAACAACGTATTAAAGAAACAAAACAAAAGGCAATTGATGAAAATAAGAAAAATGCGGAAAAGCACGGTAATGTTATCACACAAGATATTGATGAAGAAGGAAATCTTGTTGGAGCCGGACATAACACTATTGAACAAACATTTGATACAAAAGATATTGATACTATTTCTGTTGCTGATATCAGAAGTGAATTATTTGAAGGTGAAAATATTGTTGTTGGAAAAACAGATTATGGACAAAGTCAATTAAAATCAGGTCCTTTTGTTAAGAAAGAGGATTAAATTCTACCTTTTCTACCTTTTAGAAAGGTAGAACCAAAATATATACTTTTAGGAAATATACTTTTAGGAAAAGTATAGCAAAATATAGCAAAAGTAATATTATTAAAAAATACTTAGAATAAAATTTATAATTTGTATAATTTAAAATAAATTATAAATTTGTGGTGGGATTTTGCTATACTTTTCCTAAAAGTATATATATTTGTGTTGGGATTTTTGCTATACTTTTCCTAAAAGTATATATATTTGTGTTGGGATTTTTGCTTTACTTTTCTTATAAGTATATAATATATGGCAAAATATAGTGTTTTAGCAACAATTTCATTGATGTTTAATGTGATTTCTTTTACTTCTCTTTTAAGAACTATACATATAACTAAAGATACAAGTAGTTTTAATTGGCTTTATCTTTTAGGTAATGTTGTTGCTCAAATCTTATTAATTATTTATGGTATCCTAAATAATGCTCCTGAAATATATGGACCTACTATTTTATTATTATTTGGATTGGCATATATTGTTTTTATAAAAGCAACTTACCATTATGATGATGAAAATAACTTGTAAAATGAAAATTATTACCATTTGCTCTTTTTAACTGCTATTTTGGGCCCTTGGCCGCGTTTTTTCACATTAGTTGGATCATATTGTTCTCCATCGTCATCATCATCATTTATTGTTTTAGATAATTCCCAGAATTCTTTTGAACCCAATCTAAAGTCATTATGAGCATCTGCTTTGTACCAAAACACTTGGTCTTGTAATTTGTTTGACTTTGAATTGTTATTTATAACTAAACATTCGAAATTTTCAGTACATTGATCCATTACCTGACAAAATGATTCAAATGTTGGAAACATACCAGCATAATTTTCATAAATACGTTTTCGGTTTGCTATATATGGTTCTCTTAAAATGAATACATAATCAATGTTTGTTCTTAGTGTGGGAGGTATACCTAATGGATATTGCATTGTAATAAGTAACATAACCTTCCAATGTCTCAATAAATACCATTTTCATTTAGACATTTCCTTCTAAAATCATTAAATTTATGCTTTTTAAATGGGCATAACATTCTCTCGAATGGGTTTAGACTATATCTTAAGGTATCATTAAAGTTAGCTAAACTTTTCAACCCCACGGGCATTTAGTCGTTGAACTATCACCATATTCTTACCTTAACGAACTTAGGTGACGAGCTGCGGATTATCTCTATTTTATACATTATTACTTTACCTTATGTAGTTAGCATAAGCCATTAATATATTTCTATATTAATTTAGTAGTATAAACTTTCAAAGAATTCTATTTGAATTCTTAATTAAGACGTCCCCGCAATTTGGACGTGTTGCTCAATAATAAAAGTTATTGAACTAGCCATTTTTTGGAAATGACTACGGCAAACATTTTACCGTTCATAAATAGGAGTCGCATCATTTTATCGCGAGCCCACGTGTTATCATAAAGACAATCATCTAAAATGACGAAAGTTCTTGGATCAATTGTACTGCGTTTAAATGTCTCCATTTCTTTTTTTATTTGTTTTAAAACCCCTCTTTGACGTTTCAAAATATTTTCAATAATTGCTGTATTATATTCATTATGAATAAATAATTTTGGAACCATTTTACCATAAAAACCGTTACCTTCTTCTGTTCCCGATATAACGGTTCCTATAGGAATATCTTGATGATAATATAATAGATCTCTAACTAAAAAAGATTTACCTGTATCACGACGACCTATTAATACAACAACTGGTCCTTTAGATTCATTAGGCTTAAAACTAATATTTTTCATATCAAACCGTTTTAATTCTAAATTCATATAATATATCGCACATAATTATTTAATAATATTTTACGAGTATTATTAAAATATGAAACATTAAGGATTAATAAAATAATAAGTTAAATATAATTTAAATTAATATTTTTATTAGCTAATGACAATTTCTGTAAATTATCAAAAAAGAAAGAATGTTAATCTATTTAATAAGTTTCAAACTAACAAAAATATTAATTTAAGCAATGTTCAAAATTATATTCCTATATATGATAAATTCTTTTTATTAAATAATACTAATTGGAATTCTATTAATTTAAATAACCAATGGTCAATATTTGATATTAAAGAAACAAAAAATAAAGATTACAATAACGAACACATATTTAATTGTAAACTTAAAAATATTTCTGATATTAATGGAGAAGATATTGATAATACGCAACAAGTTTTCATTAAAATGGCCCCATTATTAGACCCATTTAAATACTTAGTTGGCAAATATAATTATAATGATCCTAATTTATTTAACTTACCGTCATTTGACAAATCAACCAAAGTTCATCCTAAAATTTCTGACCCAAATAATTCTTCATTTATTGACGGATTTTTTTCATTTTTAACGAGTAAGGTTCTTTATGAACATCAATTTATACACGGTCTTGATTATTACGGTTCTTTTTTAGCAATTAAAAATAACTATAAAATTAATATTATCGACGACCTTGATTATTTAATCCAATCTGAATTTTTTATTAAACATAAAGGCACATTATTTGATGTTGAAGATTATTCGCATTTGATTTGTAATGATGAAATTAAACAATTACAACCATTGAAAATTTCTTCAAGTTTAAAATCAAACTTATCTATTAAATCTCTTGATGATAATATATTTGAACATATTTTCGATAATGAACAATTATTATCTCTTAATAATATTAAAAATGTGGGTGTCGATTTAATTGATATTACAAATTCTTCTTGTTTTGATGTAACTAATCAACATAAATCCGAAAGTTTAAAATCAGGATCAACATGTTCATCAAGAACATCTCATACACAAGATGACGAAGAAGAGTTAGAAGGCTTAGAAGGTTTAGAAGGTTTAGAAGACTTTGAACACTTTAAAGAGTTTGAAAAAATAGAAGAAATTGAAGACTTTAAAAAATATAAAAATTTGAGTTCAGAAAGCTTACAAGATCTTAAAGACTGTAAATATGAGGATGAGGATGAAGTATTACATTCAGATTCAGATTCAGATTCAGATTCATCAACCATTGAAGAAGAAACTATTTTTTTAACAATCCCCAAATTTCCTGTTCAAGTTATATGTATGGAAAATTGTAAAAATACTTTCGATGACTTAATTATTAATAATACATTAACAACTGATGAATTATTTTCAGCATTAATGCAAATTATTATGATATTAATCACTTATCAAAAAATGTTTTCCTTTACTCATAATGATTTACATACTAACAACATAATGTATATTTCTACTAATAAAAAATTCATTTATTATACTTATAAGAAAAAAAATTATAAAGTACCAACATTTGGAAAAATATATAAATTAATTGATTTTGGACGCGCAATATATAAATTTAATGGTAAAATATTTTGCAGTGATAGTTTTCAAATAGGAGGCGACGCAGCAACTCAATATAATACTGAACCGTATTTTAACGATAAAAAACCACGACTTGAACCCAATTTTAGTTTTGATTTATGTAGGTTAGCTTGTTCTATTTTTGACTATGTAGTTGATGATTTTACAATGATTAAAAATATTGAGGATTGTTCCCCATTTGTTAAACTAATTATCGAGTGGTGTATTGATGATAATGGTATGAATATATTATATAAAAATAATGGCGATGAACGTTATCCAGATTTTAAATTATATAAAATGATTACACGTTGTGTTCATAATCATACACCTCAATCTCAGTTAGAACGTAATGAATTTAGTAAATACTTGGTGTCATTTAAAAATATTCCTAAAAGCGAAAGTATTATAAATATTGATGAATTTCCATCTTATTGTTAGTTAATATTGTAAAAAATGTATAATTAAAATAAAAATATTATTATCTATATTTATAATAATATTATGGCAAACTATGGATTTATTATTACACGACATGTTAATTCGGAAATAACAAATAAATATTGGAATCAATCAGTTAAACTTATTAGAAGTATATATCCTTTAAGACAAATTGTTATTATTGATGATAATAGTAATCAAGAGTTTGTTAAATCTGACTTTGATTATAAAAACTTGACAATTATCCAATCCGAATTTCCACAAAGAGGAGAACTCTTACCATATTATTATTATTTAAAATATAAATGGTTTCCTAATGCTGTTATTATACACGATAGTTTATTTATTCATAAAAAGATTTTATTCGACAAATTTTCACTCCCTGTATTACCATTATGGCATCATAATTATGACAAAGAAAATATACATAATATTTTACGTATAACATATGGTTTAAAAAATAATAATGTATTAATTCAGAAAATACATAAAAAGGAAGAAATAGTAATTAACTTAGGATTTTCAGACGACAAGTTTAATTTATGTTTTGGTGGTCAGTGTTATATAAAATTGGGATTTTTAGAAAGAATTGAACATAAATATGGAATAAGTAATTTAGTTCATTTTATACATAATAGAACTGATCGATGTTCATTAGAAAGAATTTTAGGTTTATTGTTTTGTCAAGAATATCCAAGATTACTAAAAATACATTCGTTATTTGGTGATATAATGAAATCTCCAAGAGCATTTAATTATAATTATAATGATTATGATAATGATATAAAACAACGAAAAATTATAAGTCCATTTGTGAAAGTATGGACTGGTCGTTAATTGTTTGTTGTTAAAATGGTGGATTATCTGTAAATGCCAATGGAGTTGTGCTTATATCTATATCATTAATTACTGGTTTCAATTGATCTAAAACAAACCAACCAAGTATAGAACTTATATAAACTAACAAAGAATCTCTAATTAAAATTTTAAGAGGTTTAGGTTCTTTATCCACATATTGCATTTCTAAGAATTTAGCAATAAAAAAAATAACAGATATTATTCCTGCTGCTAAAAATATATTGTCCATATTACTATATATTTTTAGATTTCTTATTAAATAACGCATTTATCCACCTTTTAAAAGGTGGAGCCAAATACTTTATTATCTTTTGTTTAAAATGGGGGCGTGCGGGGGGGTATCCTCCGCATTTTATGCTAAAATTTCTATATCATCAAACAAAAGATCTGTATCCAATTTTATTTCTTGAGAAATAGGATTAATTACTTGAACGTCTAAACTATCTAAAGATACATCTTCATTTGAGATTTTTAGTTTTTCGTCGTCTTCTTCCTCCTCTATTTTTCTTTGTATATTTCTTAATGCGCTTATTTCTTCAAGTCGTTCAATTGTTTTTGGGGCTTCGATAAGTTCTTCTTTACCGTTTTTACTAATAGCTGAATCAACGTCATTAAATTTTAAACTAACATTGTTTTCTCCCTTTCTTTCGAAAATTGCTTGTTTTTCGGAAGTTATTGGATTATCGAAAAGTTGTTCTTTAATTTCTTCAATAACATCCTCTTCAACCGTTTCATCCATATATGCCTTTAATATACTTTCAAGAGGAATACTATCTCTTACTGCGTTTAAAATGCATTCTTGAATAATTAATTCTAATTCTCTATTGTTTTTTTGAATTTGAAGAGGTTGACATTTTAATTCAAAAAGATAAACATTTTGATACATTTTTCTCGCCACATTTATATAACATTTATGAATAAAATCATCTAGTTTTGGTATATTAATGTCAATTTTCTTTTGTTTTTTTCCAACACGCATTGCTGTTAGTAATTTAAGTTGAATAATATGAATACACGTTACTAATTCTTCTAAATAAGAACATCCACTTCTATCAATAATTCGTTTTCTTTCAGTTTCGATAATTGTACTATT